TAGTCTTAGGAGCCGCCGCCCGTTTGAAATAATCTGGATATTTCTTCAGCGTTGCCGCTGGAACGTCGTATTCCTCGCCGGAGACGTACACGTCACCAGTCGCTCCGAACGTCACGTTCTGAACGCAAGTTGCTTTTGGCATATTTAGTCCTCCCCATAGGCTGGGGTCGGCGCGGAGAAAGCATAAAAAACTCACGCCGACCCCAGACCTATCTAATTTTAGGCGGCTCTGGGAATCTTGAACGCCGCCGCTAGTCCGACCTGACCGTCACCTCGCCTGCTGGCAAAGAAACCGACCTGATCATTTTCCATGTAGAGGGAATCATTTCTCCTTATCGTGAAGCCGACTCTATCGAAGATGTAATACTGCCGGAAATCTCCGAAGATGGCGATTTTCTCGGTGGAGGTGATGTTCCCACCAAGGCCGCTTACGACATCGGTGTCCACCACTGGCCTGCCCAAAATGAAGGCCGATGGGGAGGTGGTAATGTCAGCGATCCCTGTGACGCCGTTTCCGGTGACCTGAATCTGGTTTATAAGCGAGTTAATTGCTGACTTCATGACCCAGGTGCTGTTCGCCCGATGCTGGGCTTCCAGCGCGTAGAACGTGCCGATAAGGTCAGCAACTACCACGCTCGTGCTTCCGGCCATCGTGTAGAACGCCACGTCGGTGTCAGACATGATTCCGGCGTACTGTGTGGTGTTATTTCCCGAGATAATGCCCACATCCTCGAACCGCCCTGCGGACTCCTGGAATATCTGAGTGAGCAACGCGGGAAGGTTGATTGCGCTATCGTCCAGGAGTTCGCGGGTCACCTTGACCAAACCGCCGGACTTCTCAAGACTGAACGCCACCTGGCCCACTGTCGGGGTCTGGTCGCTGTACGCGGCCTCCTCCGCGATTGCCGCCCAGGTCGCACTGCCCATTGTTGGGACGTAGCCATCCTTGCTCGACACGCGGATGACCGTGCAGAGAGGGCGAAGCTGGGAGCCTGGAACCCCTGGGTCATGAACCACCTGATTTATGAACTGCTCAGGCACGAAGAACCCGCCTTCGGCGTCGGTGTCTTCTTGCATCGCCTTCGTCTCGTCTGCGCTGGCGGTCTTCCAGAAAACGTCGTCGGATGGGCTTCGCATCCACTTCATGAACGTGTCGGTCTGGAACTGGGCTTCCTCTTTTTCGGTCTTGCCCATCTGGTCTTGCACCCAGAGCGGTTGTGCCATCGCGGGAAGACCACGCACCCAGGTGGCGGGTCGGTAACTGGCCTTGTTGACAGCGGTGGTGTCCGTGGGGTCGTAGAGGGCCGCGTCTTTGTCCGCTATTGGCACTGTGTTGACGGGCCGATTGAACTCGCCTTTGAGCGTTTTAAGCTGGCTGGCGGCTTGGTCGATGCTGTCGGCGTGAGCCATTTTCGCCTGGGCGTCGCCGATCATCGCCTCGAAAGATTCGATATTGCCCTCGTCCAGAGCCTTCTCGGCCTGGACGAGAAGCGCGTTGGCTTCCTGTCGGGTTTCGTATGTGGTGGTCAATTAAGACTCCTTAGTTAGTTACGGATTTGTGGTGTTTAATGGCGAGTTGAGTCTGCGCCAGTAGCAATCGACGCCGAGCCGTGTCGGAGGCGGCGTCAGCCGTGTCCGAGGCGGCGGGGTCGAGTGCGTCCGTAGACTCTGCCTCGCTGGTTGTTGGCTCATGGGTGTCGGCGGACTTAGCCGCCACGGTGACAGTGGACGGGGAGGAGCCACGAATAACCGTGGACACTTCAACCCAGTCCAGGTTGTCGATATGCCGAATGATGGTTGATGTATCGCTGGGCGAACGGGATATATCGCCTTCTTGCGGTATGTTGAACCCAACCGACCATTCCCTTATGTAATCGCCAGCGACGTTAGAGTAGGCGTCCCGCCCCGCCTCTGTGTTCAGGTTGAACTGCATGCGGGTGTATAACCTATATTCGTCGCCCGTGATGTATTGAGGCTGGGCGAATATCACTTTGCCGACTAGCTTCCCCTGGTCATGGCCGGACAGGACAGGGATGGGGAGGTTCTGACGAATCGACTGGTCAAACGCTGTCGGATCGACAACGTCGCCGTCAGCGTCAACCACGCCCATCGTGTTCGTGTAGGCTTCGACGATGCCCTCGGCATCATCGACTGCTTTTGCGTCCGAGATTAGGGTCTTTGTAATCATGGGGCCTCCAGATTGTTGCTCGTATCAATCCATATCGCCTGATTTTCTGATTCCCGTTCCAGTAATGTTTCTAGCCCACTCAGAAAATTGGATGCCGTTGCATCGGTTTTCTCCTCGACGAACTCAAAAATTTGACCGTCCTCCTCAAACGAACTTTCGACAAAAACTGTTCCCGTTGTTTTGACTTCATCTAGCAAAATCGAAAGTTCACTATCTTCGGTTTTATAATCCCATTCGTCAGATGTCCACTGTAACGTGCCGATCCGCTTCGATGGTCTTCCGCCCTTATTCATTCGCAGAACGTAAAATTTCATTGCTGTCCCCTAGCTTCTCGCAATCGTTGGGCATGGGCTTGACGGGCTTCTCGCAATCGTTGGGCATATGCCACTGGGTCGAACCCCGAAACATCGTCAACTGACACAGGTTTGCTACCGACAAAATATCTGTGCATTATTTTGGATAATTCAGGATCGACCCTTGCCAGCCTTTCGGGGTTCTGGACTGCATACTTGAAGCCCTCTGCAATATATTCGTCGACAGTTTTCATGCCGTAATCGGAAACAGCGGGATACCCACCCGCCGCGTCTGGGTCTGACAACCATCGTTTTTGTCGAACTTTTGCGGTTTTGAAAGCCTCGTCTATTTCCTTATTGAATTTAATGGCTCGTTCTTTGCTTCCCAGCATATTCGCCAGATGCTTTTGCGATGTTATCTGATGCCCCATTTCGTGTGTAATGGAGTGTTCAATATTGCCTGCCGCGATCTTCACGGTATCTTTTCCTGTGTGATAAACGCCGCCAGCTTGCATGCGTTGACCTGTCACAGGATCGCGACCTACGAAACTTCTAGACTTTTTACTTAATATTTGCGGAACAGAGGTCGCATTCGATTCATAGAGCTTCGCAATATATTCCCCTGTGTTGCCCTTCATACTCATTACCGTTTGTCGTATGTACGCATTTGCACCTTCAGCGGCGGCGGGATTGACACCTTTACCTGTCTTGACGGTTGGGCCAGCCCATTGAGAAGGATCGAACCCACTAACTTGAGGGTCGGAACGATCTGGCGTTCTTGGGACATCGATGGATACTCCACCCGTCTCAGATTCGGGCTTATACCCTCGCGGCATTGGCGTCCAATTAAGGGTTCCATTCGGGTGATCGTCGATATTAACCGCGTCCTCCAGTTGGTAAATCTGACCGTGCCGTTCGGCGCATGTGCGGCCAAACGGGTCGCCTGGGTCGATGTAAGTATCGTCCGCGTCTCCGTCCACATCGTCGGCCTGGACGTACATCATGCCCTGCGTCTGGTAATAGCCGATGGAGGATTGGTTCTGCGTCCGCATCGTTTCGGTTCGGGCGATCATTCGCGCCCGATTGTCCGTCTCCGTCAAAGTGGATCGGAGGCCAGGGAAATTGTCATCGGGAACGCCACGCGCCAGTTGCTCGACGGAGTAGCCGCGCTCCAGGGCGACCTTCACTCCGCGCTGGATGGCTTTGGAGGTTGTGCGGTGGATCATCTGCGCCCTGGCCGGAGCCGTGTTCAATATGCGCTGGATAACTGGAAGTTTTTCGCTCCAGTCCAACTCTCCCGCAACGCCAACGCTTGAGATGGTCTGGAATGTGCGCTTGCTGGCTTTGGCCTGTGCCGCTCTCAGGATGTCGCTCAGGTTTCCGGTTTCCAGAGGAGGCAACATATCCTCAACGTCGAACGGAAACGTCTTCATCTCATCGGTCTGGCGTTCCATATGACGGCCCAGGATGCCGTCAACGCGATTGCGGATGCCTCGGAAGTGTCGACGTAGCTTCGCCGCCAGAGCGTCCGTCTCCTCCTCGCGCTCCTCAAGTATCCGGCGTTGGAGGATTCGGCCACGGGGAGCGACGGACGGGGCTTTGAACTCCACCGGAGCGGAAATCGCGGCCTCAACGGGCGCGACTTCGACGGGCGCGGCCTCAACCGCAACTGTGGCAGATTGGCCCTCGGCGACCTCGAATATGGAAGACGGGATTCGCCGGACGCCGCCGTCAGCCACGGCCTCGAAACCCAACTCCTCCCGCGCCTCGTTCAAAGTGACAAGGCCACCAGCAAATAACGCAGTTATTCGCGCAGAAGCCGCCGCCGCATCGTCCAGAACAGCCCTCATCGCCGACCAATCCACCGCCAGCGTCTCGTTGCCGCCGTACTCGGCGAATAGGTTTCGATTGAAATAACGCAGTATTCGCGCAACGAGCGGCTCCAGTGTCTCGGAGTGGAACGCCAGACGCGCCTCGCGGTAGTTGCTATACGTCGAGCGTTGCAGGCCGACGTTCGCTCCTACCAGGATCGGAGGGACGCCGAACACCGCACAGATGCGGGATTCGGTGAGGTTGTGGAGTCCTTCAAGAGCCATATCTTTCGGAGAGTTTGACATCGGCTGATACTCGGCGTCGTCGTCCAGCACGGCGATCCGGTGGAAGTTATTGGCCCCGCCGAACTGTGAACGCCATCGCGCCCGAATGGTGGACGCCTCCTCCTGGGAGGTTAGGCGTCGCTTGACCTTGAGCAAGCCGCTGGGAACTCCGGCGTTTTGGAAATAAACTTTGGCGAAGTCGGTCATGTTCAGATCAAGGTTGACTGTGCGACTCAAGACCTGGAGAGGCGACAGCCCGTAAATATCCCCGCCAGGATTCGGGAGGGCGAGGTGGCACATATCCCGAACGTCGATGGAATACTCCACGCCGCCCACGGTGTAGATATATCCCCTCGCCCCGTAGTCGCCTGGAACAATTGCCACGCGATCAGGGCGCAGTAGATACAGGGCGTTGACCTGATCGTTTCTGCCCCGTTCCTTCACGGCGTAGGCGTTGCCAGCAACCATGAGAAACGTAACCAATCGCTCGATAAACGAATACCAGTCGGTGTGCGGGTTTGGCGTAGTGATGAGGTCGTAGAGAAA